CAGAAGCATCCTACCGCGAGGTCGAGAACGAGCAGCCCGAAATCGGCGCTATGCAGCCCCGCAAACTGAAGCCGAAAAAAGAGCAGCCCGAACCGTTGGCAGTCGAAACCACCGACACCAACGATGATCCGTTTGGCGGTGATGGCGAATGATTATCAAGACGAGCACTGGTGCAATGGTGGCCGGAGCGCTGGCCCGCGACCCGGAAATCAAGGAAACGCGGACTGGGAACCAGTTCTTGAGCATGAGTGTCAAGGCGCACAGCGTCAAGGACGATTCCGGCAAGTGGAACAGCGTTTTCGTGGAGTGCTGCATCTGGCGCGATTTGGACCGCTGGGATGGACTGCTGCACAAGGGAGATTTTGTCGTGGCGTTTGGTCGGGAGCTGAAAAGCCACGAATCCAACGGAAAGACCTATTGGAATCTCGATGCTGATGGCGTTGTGGTCGGAGGCCTTGTCAATGCAAGCTGGGTTCAGATGGCAATCGACATGATGCAGCCGGCCGAACAGGCAGAAACCGATGACTTTGCACCGGTGGAGGACGAGACACCCTTTGACACCGGCTCTAAGCCGCCGCAGAGCGCTTCTCAGCCGGAACCGGCAAAACAACCCGCCCCGGCGGTTACGCCCGAATATGACGACGATAGCCGCCCGATTTCGGACACGGACGATTTGCCGTTCTGATTCACCGTTGAGAGAAAGGAGGTGAGCAGATGGCGGACGAAGCCGAGAATGCCCGCCCGAAAGGGTTGCTGATACCGTTCGACAAGCTCAAGCTCCTGAGCATTCTGGATGATAAAGCGTTCCGGGAAGTTTTCCTTGCAATGGCCGGGTATGTCCAGAACGGCATCGAACCTGACGCGCTGGAGCCTATCGAGCAGATAGCCTTTGAATCAATGCGTCCGTTTCTGAACGAGAACGTCAAGACGTACCAGCGGGCAGTTTTGGCGCACAGGGAAGCAGGACGAAAAGGCGGACGGCCAAAGAAAGCTGAAAATAACCAAATGGTTTCTGACAAAAACCAAATGGAACCAAATGGTTTTTCTGAAAAACCAACTGAAACCAATAGCCCCCTAAAGTACAAAGTACAAAGTACAACTGATACTAAAGTATCAGATATTACTACTACTACTGTTGTTGAGCACGATTTGGACGCAGACCTTTCAAAGATTGCGCAGCACTTCCAAGAGGCTTTTGGAGATCTGCCGCCGTCTGTAGGCTACAAGATCAAGAGCTGGAGGGAGACGTTCAGCACGGAGATGATTCTGCTGGCCATTGACCGGGCTGCTGAGGCAGGAAAACGGAACTGGACGTATGTCGATGGCACTTTGCGTGGCTGGAAGCGTGACGGCATCAAGAACCCCGCAGGCGTGGCCGCAAGCGATGAGCAGTGGCAGAACCGCCAGCAGCAGGCACGGACCGGCAGCGCTACCGGTGGCAGAAAGCCCGCCGAGAGCGTAGACGACCAGCTGACCCGCGTTCTCGCAAATATGGACAGAAAGAGAGGTTTTGAAGGATGACCAAAGAAGAAGCCGCACAGCTGATTCGGATGAACTTCACGCTGTACAAGCTGGGCAGCAAACCCCTCACGGATGAGGAAATGGAAACCACCATTGACGTGTGGACATATCAGTTCCGGGATTATCCCGGCGAAGTGGTGAAGCGGGCGTTTCTGGCCGCGAATCGAGTATGCGTTTATCCGGTCACGGTGGCCGATATCTTCAAGCAGCTTTCCCAGTGTCTTGACCCGTCCGCTGAATGGGAAGCTCTGGCTGTAGCGGCACGGAAAGCGCAGACCTTTTTGAGCTGGCGCAAATTCCCGATGGTGATCGGCATTGACGAAAAGGGCGGGCTGCTGCGTAGCGACGGACAGAAAGAGCTGAAAGCCCTGTATGACCAACTCCCACCGGCGGCAAAATCCTATGCCGGGAGCGTTGGAGGGCTTGCAGAGCTGGCTGAAATGCCAGACCTTACATACCGCCGTGCCGAGTTTTTGAAGCAGGCGCAGGCCGATATCACCACTGCCCCGCGTGAAGCTGCAAGGCTGCGGGCGAGCGAGCCGACAAGGAAGGAGCTTGATAGGTGATGATTCTTGAACCTTGCAAAGACTGCCCCGACCGGCACCCGATCTGCCACGACAGCTGCCCGAAGTACGCCGAGTACAAGCACCAGTTGAAAGCGCAGCGCATCTACACCAGCGCGCACCACGCGGCGGAGCGGATCAGCCGCAACGATTTCGACAAAGAAGGATGGATGGGAGGAAGAAAGCGATGAAAGTGTTGGTTGCCTGCGAGGAATCGCAGGAGGTGTGCAAGGCGTTTCGGGCAAAAGGCCACGAAGCCTACTCCTGCGATATTCAGGAGCCGTCCGGCGGAACACCCCGAGTGGCACATTCTGGGCGATGCGATCAAGGTTCTGAGGGGGGGGGGCAAGTCGTGACAATGGACGGCGTAACGCACGACGTTGGCAAGTGGGACTTGCTCATTGCACACCCCCCTTGCACGTATCTGAGCAACGCAGCAACACGCTCATTCAGCTTGCGTGTCACCCCGGCGGAAAAGGTTGTTGCCCGGTGGGCAGAGCGTGTAAAAGCCGCAATTTTCTTTATGCAGTTTATGTTGGCTGATGTCCCCAAGATTGCAGTCGAGAACCCTGTGGGCATTATGAATACAGCGTACAGGAAAGCAGATCAGGTCATTCATCCGTACTACTTTGCCGAAAGCAAAGCAGACACGGAAAACTATCACACAAAGCGCACTTGCCTTTGGCTAAAAAACCTGCCACCTCTGGAACGGAAAAACAACCTTCCGCCGCCAGAGCCCGTGTACGTCTCAAATGGGGAAAAGCACAAGAAAATCAGCTGGTGCGAAGGCATACGCGGAACGCAAAACGGCCAAGAGGGCCGGGCAAAAGCCAGAAGCAAAACCGCGCCAGGCATTGCAAAAGCTATGTCCGAACAATGGGGGTGAGCAGATGAAACCGAAAACGAAATCCGAGCTGATGGCCGAGTGGGCCAGCCAGCCCGGGCAGCTCAAGAAAGAGCGGGAGGTCAAGACTGTCCGCAAGGCGATGGACGATGCCCGCGCCGTGATTCAGGACGGTCTGACCCGGTACGTCAAGAAAAAGACCAAGGCCCGCAGCATGGCAAAGGCTGAAGCTGACCCTTTTGCTGAGCTGGAAGGCTGGGAAAGCATGGAGCAGATCCAGGATGCCTACGGCTATGGCGAAATCACCGCCGACAGGCGGGACAAGCTCACCGACTTGTGGGAAGACCGGGAAGCTGCCAGGAACAGCCGCAAGGGCGCGGATAAGTACCACGACCTTGTGACGGAGATGCTGGAAACGGCCATCCGCCGGGTGGGCAATGAGTACGCAGATATGCTGTTTGAGTATGACCAGCAGCGCAGGGAAGCTGAAAAGCAGTGCGAGCAGCTGGCAATGGAGGGGATGATGAAAAAATGAAAGCTATCTTACTGAGCATCCGGCCTGAATGGTGCGACCTCATCATTCGTGGGCAAAAAACCATTGAGGTGCGCAAGACCCGTCCGAAACTGGAAACGCCGTTCAAGGTGTACATCTACTGCACAAAAGCTCCGCAGCAACTCATCACCATTTTCAAGGATGGCGAAGAAACGATGGACGGCGAAATCCATCACGGAAAGCCTGTGTTCATAAAGTTCAATAAGCTACTGCCGGACAGCATACGCGGTAATACCCAGATGGTTATTGGAGAGTTCATCTGTGATGACATCCGGCGCATCGGCCCTGAGTACTGCATCGTCAAAGAAGATATTGAAACAGCAATTGCTGGAAGTTGCCTCAGTATCAAGCAAGTGAAGGAATACGCCGGCTGGGATATCGGTATGAACTATGCCGACATGAAAGACCTGTATGGTTGGCATATTTCAAACTTCAAACTCTACGAAGATCCAGTACGGCTTAAAGATTTCTGGGCGATACAACCCTGTACGCATCGCGGAGACTGTTGCACCTGCCGCAGATGGGACGCAGAAAATCTGATTTGCCGGGGAGAAGCGTTCGGAATCGAACGCCCGCCCCAAAGCTGGTGCTATGTGGAGGACGGCAGATGAAACTGACCCTCTACGGCGACCCGCGCACCAAGAAAAACTCTGCCCGCATCCTCAAGGCCCACGCAAACCGCCGCATTGTGGCCCCCAGCGAGGCGTTCATGCAGTATCAGGAAAAGTGCCTGTGTCAGATCAAGCGGCCTTACAACCCCATCACAGCCCGCGTGAACGTGCGGTGTGTGTACTACATGGCCACCCGGCGCAAGGTTGACCTTGCAAATCTCATAGAGGCGACCTGCGACATTCTGGTGAAGGCCAAGGTTCTGGCGGACGATAACAGCCAGATCGTGGCCGCACACGATGGCAGCCGGGTGGATTACGACAAGAAAAAACCCAGAGCAGAAATCTGGATCGAAGAAATGGAGGCAGATACATGATCCAAACCTGGACACCTGACACCGACACGCCAAAGCTGGACGGCGGCGTGTACTACCACGAAGTAAAGGCGTGGTTCCGCCGGTGCCGCAGCCTTGCTGAAGCTGTCAACATCCAGAGGAACAAGGTACAGAGCCAGAGAGATTCCGCCACGAGAGTGACCCAGAATTTTAGCGGGATGCCCATGACCTCCAGCAACGGGGACAAAATCCTTGATGCTGTGTGCCGGGTGGATTCTGAGGCGCGAGAGCTGGGCCGGATGGAAACTGAGCTTGCTCAATACCGGCTGGAAGCAATCAACAGGACGTTTTGCATCGTCTATGCCGAGGATGGGCACAGCCTCCTCACGGCGGATGTTATGAGGGCCTACTACATCGAGTGCGAGACCAAGGACGTTCACGAGCAGTTCAAGCTCAAGACCTATACCGACGTAGCCTGTGAGCTGGGCATATCTGCCTCTACCGTATCCAGCTGCCTCAAAACCGGGCTGGAAGCTCTGGCCGAGATTTGGCCTGACATCTCCAAAACCTGTGTATAATGTGCAAAATGCACAATTCAAGACTACACATTTTTACAACAAGCCGGTGTGCGATTGTGTTGACGGTGGTGTGAAATATGCGATAGAATGGCATAAGCGGAACCGCGCAAAGCGGTGCGCCGCTTCTCAGCAGCTTCCAAAGTGCGGCCCCGTACGGATTCTCCTTTCGTTCATGCCGCTTAACGCTTTTTCGCTTTGACACCGTGCTTTGCGGGCTGCTTCTATGCGAGAAATGGTGTCCAGACCGACCATGGAGGTTTAGGCGCAGTTCAAGTCTGCGATCTCGCACCGAACGCCGCAAAGTCTGTAACGCGGCATGTCTGACGAATGGAGTGATTCACCACCGGTGTGCGGGTGGGTGTGGGACTCCTGAAATCTTGCCCACGCCCTGAAACCTCCGCCCGTGAACAGCAGCACCGGAAATCCGAGCGGGCCAGCATGCCCCGCAGGATGTGCGTCAACTCAAGCAGCCCCGGCGGCGAACCGTGGGCTGTTTTTATTTGCTATATGGCCGCCTGAGCGCAATGTGGAGCGCGGTGCGTGTGTGTAGGCACGGCTGGTTCGATTCCAAGGGCGGCTTTTTATATTCCCGTAGCTCAATTGGTAGAGCGTTGGTCTCCAAAACCAAAGGCTGCAGGCTCGGGCCCTGCCGGGAATGCCATTTGCGTACCCTAGAGGGGGCGGCGCAATAGCGGAGCATCTGGCCGCGAAAGTTCCAGATGCAGCGGCAACGTCTTACTGTCCGGTAAAAACAGATAACGGCGTTGCTGCTTATATGCCGTCATAGCTCAATTGGCAGAGCACCGCCCATTTAAGGCGGGACAACGCTGGTGACACCACGGGAACATCACTACACAGCCAACCACTGTGCACATCCATTCCGTGGGTGCTGGTTCAAATCCAGCTGGCGGCACATTCGATATTTTGACCGTTCGGATTTCCGGGCGGTTTTTCTTTTACACGGGAGGGAATGCCATGATTCTGCCGATGGAAAACACTGAGAAAACGATTTTTCCCGGCGTAGGAAAGTACGGCATCCCCGCGATCAAGCCAGAAACGGACATCCGAATTGACAAGCTGGAATGGATCCCTGTCAACTATGCACTGACAGCCAAAGACAAGTCCACAAAGGGCGTGCATTTTTACAAGGACGATTACCAGTTTGAACGGTTCTGGAACAACCCCGACAAATACATTCCCCTTTTGCAGCAGTTCGGTGCTGTATGTTCGCCGGATTTTTCTCTGTACAGCGATATGCCGCTGGCGGTACAGCTTTTCATGCACTACAAAAAGCACTGGCTTGCTGCCTACTGGCAAGCCCACGGAATCCATGTGATCCCGACGCTCTGCTGGTGCGGTGAGCAAAGCTATGACTGGTGCTTTGATGGGGAACCGAGAAACGCTATCGTGAGCATTTCCAGCCACGGAACGCAGTCTGACCCATACGAAGCGGAATGTTTCGCCAAGCACTGCCGTAAGGCGCTGGAAGTGCTGCAGCCGAGCAGCATCTTGTGGTATGGGAAATGCCCGGCAGAATTCGACTGGAACGTGACCAAAATTAAACCGTTTCAATACGAAAGGGGGCATTACCGTGAGTAAACGAGGTTCGGGCAGCTCCGCGAGAGCAGGGGGCGACTATTCAAAAACGGACTATAACGAAGCGAAAGGGGCTGGATTTTCGTCTATCGAAAGTAAGCAGATCGCGCAGGCAGTAAAGCTTGTAAGAGAAACAGAAACATACAAAAACTATGCGGAGCAAGCAGAACGGGTTCTAAACAACCCAAACTTCGCTGGTGCAAAGAATTACACGTTTGAAGGGTTAAAAAAGTCTTGGGTTGCTACACAAGCGGTAGAAGAAAGAATTAGTAAAGCGGTTGTGTTACACGATATTGATGCTTACCCAAAGCCCGAATTTACATCAAAGCAAACAACTTTCGCAAGGGATATTATTCTCAAAGAACTTGGAGTGGACAACCCAAAGTGGGAAAAGCGCCGTAAGTAAGGAGGATGCGCAATGAGCAAACGTGGAAGCGGAAGTTCAGCAAGAAAATCCTCTTTTGGTAACATTTCCATCGGAGGGGGATATAAAACATCGCAGGAAACACTAGAACTTGCAAAAATGGAATATGAATCCAATATGAAAGTTAAAGATACTCCTGACTGGATGGCAAAAGAACTTCTTCTTAACAAAATAAAAAACAGAGGCGGAGAAAATCCACAAAAATGGGTTGAGGACAATCTAAAAGAGCGTGCAACAGGAATAAAAGCAGACTGGGAAAAAAGAACTAAAAGAGCAAAAAAATTCAAGTATAAGTCGCTTGAAGAATACAGAAACTCTAGCAAGCCAAACGGCAAAGGCCGCAGCGAAACAGAAATTACCTCTTCTACATACGAACGCGCACGCAAACGCGCTGACAAAAACCTTAACAAGTGGTTCGGCAGAGGCATGGACAAGTAAAGAAGATGTGAGTGATGCAATTCGCGAAAAAAAATCCAGAGCAGAGATAAACAAAATTGTGGCTGGATGGCTTGAATAAACAGAAACCGTGGATTTAGGAAGGTGGTGGTGGTGGGTGCGCAGCGGTTGACAGACAAGCAGAAAAAGAAAATCATTGCGGACTATGTGCAGCTGCAGAACTACACCAAGACCGCCAAGCTCAACGGAGTATCTGACACGACGGTAAAGCGGCTGATTTCAACGGCTCCGTCCGAAATGTTGAAAAAAGTTGAGCAAAAAAAAGAGCAGAACACACTTGAGATGCTGGACTACATGGACAGCAAGAAAGAGCGCGTTCAGGAGATCATAGACGTTTATCTCGGTGTCCTTACCGACCCGGAGAAGCTGGAAGGGGCGACCCTGCAGCAGATCACCACGGCGCTGGGCACTCTGATTGACAAGTGGACGGTCATCGATGATCGCAAGAAGGGCAATTCCTTCCACCAGACCGTTGAGGACGACCCCATCACCAAGAGCTTGAAGGAGGAGTTTAAGAAATGAGCTTCTCCACGAAGCAAAAACAGATCCTGACCTTCCCGTATGAAAGCGACTACGATGCCCTGATCTGTGACGGTGCGGTACGTTCCGGCAAGACCTCCATCATGTCCCTGTCCTTCGTGCTCTGGATGATGGCAGAATTTAACCACTGCTCTTTCGCCTTTTGCGGAAAGAGCGTGGGTGCGGTGGAACGCAACATCGTTCAGCCGCTTTTGTCTGTCCGGTACTTGCAGCAGCAGTTCCAGATCACCTACAACCGCAGCGGCCACGTTCTCACAGTGCAGCGCGGCAGCAAGGTGAACATGGTGTACCTGTTCGGCGGCAAGGACGAAAGTTCTTACATGCTCATTCAGGGCATCACGCTGGCCGGGGTGCTTCTGGACGAGGTGGCGCTCATGCCCCGCAGCTTTGTGGAGCAGGCGCTGGCCCGATGCTCTGTCACCGGTGCCAAGTTCTGGTTCAACTGCAACCCGGAAAACCCAGAGCACTGGTTTCGCAAGGAGTGGATCTTACAGGCCAAAAAACATCGGGCGCTGCATCTGCACTTCTTGATGGACGATAACCCGTCACTGGATGAGCGTACCCGGGAACGCTACCGCAGCATGTACAGCGGCGTGTTCTACGAACGCTACATTCTGGGCCGCTGGGTGATGGCCGAGGGCCTGATCTACGATATGATGGACACCACCGCCAACACCTACCGCCCGCAGGACGCACCGGTGGGATTCAAGAGCCTTTCCACCCGTACCATCACATGCGACTACGGAACCACCAACCCGACCGTTTACCTCGATGTATACGATGACGGCGAGAAAGTACGGGTGCATCGGGAATACCGGTGGGACAGCCGCCAGGAGCACAGGCAGAAAACAGATGAAGAGTATGCCGATGACTTCATGGAGTTTATGGGGAAAGACCCCTGCGCCGCCATCGTTGACCCGGCGGCAGCGTCCTTTATCACAGCTCTGCGCCAGCGCGGCGTTTATGTGATGGAAGGAAACAACGATGTGTTGAACGGCATCCGCAAGTGCAGCACGCTCCTTTCCCACCGCGATCTGCTGATCTCCACCGACTGCGAGGGGCTGCTGGATGAGCTTGGCACATACCGGTGGGACGATAAAGCCGCCCTCATGGGCGTGGAAAAGCCCATCAAACAGCAGGATCACGGCCCGGATGCCCTGCGCTACTATATCAACTCACTGCCTGATTGGAGGTTTGAACGTGTCCAGACGTAACAAAAGCTGCCCCGAGTGGGGCACAGAGAAACCGATGACGGCCACGCTGGACGCATTTTCCAACCCGCTGTTCTCGCTGGGGTACGGCTCCCAGAGCCCGCTGGAAGCAACGGAATACCCACTGACCCGCATGACGGACAATTACGCCCTGCTGAACAGCTTGTACCGCAGCAACTGGGTGGTGCAGAACGTTGTGGGCTTGCTCGTGGACGATATGCTGCGAGAGTGGTACGACCTCAAGAGCACCACACCGGAGCAAGGAAAGGCAATCCAGACTGTGGAGCGTTCCACCCGGCTCCGTGACCGTGTGAGCACTGGCTTGAAATGGGGCCGCCTATACGGCGGTGCCGCCGGGCTTATCCTCATTGACGGGCAGGAGGACCTTTCCCGCCCGCTCGATGCCGAGGCTATTCTTCCCGGCAGCTTCCGGGGGTTGTACATCCTCGACCGCTGGCAGGGAATCAGCCCGGACGCAGGCCTGACCTTTGAGGGCGGGGAGCTTGTCCCGGAGTATTACAGCATCAACGATGCCGCCGGGCACACTGCCGCCCGTGTCCATCACTCCCGCCTTGTGCGGTTCGTGGGCCGGGAGCTTCCCGATCTGGAACGGCAGGCGGAGCTTTACTGGGGCGAGTCCGAAGTGGAAGCGCTCTATAATGACGTGGTGGCTCACGACAACGTAAGCGCCAACATGGCCGCTTTGACCTTCCAGGCGAACATCAATACGATGGAGGTAAAGGGGCTGGAGCAGCTGCTCTCCATGTCCAGCCCGGAGGTGCAGCGGCGTTTCTGGAACACCATGCAGGCCCAGAAGGTCCTGCGCTCAAATTTCGGGATGCAGCTGGTGGAGCAGGGCAACAAGATCAGCAACACCCAGTACACCTTTACGGGCCTGTCCGACGTATACGAGAGCATGTGCCTGAACCTGTGCGGTGCCTCCCACTACCCCATGACCAAGCTTTTTGGCCGTTCCCCGGCGGGCATGAACGCCACCGGCGAAAGCGACCTGAAAAATTACTACGACTACGTGGACACCCTGCGGGAAAGCAAGCTGCGGCCCATTCTGGACAAGCTGCTTCCTGTAGTGGCCCGCAGCGCAGGCATTGAGCAACTCGACCTTGATGTGACGTTCCCGCCGCTGTGGACACCCACTGCCAGCGAGACGGCGACGATCGCCAAGGAAAAGACCGATGTCATCATTGCAGCGTTTCAGGCAGGGCTTCTGGATGCAGATGTGGCAATGCGGGAGCTCAAGAAGCTGGAGGACGAGACCGGCCTGTTCGGCTCCCTGACCGACGAACTGATTGCCGCAAAGCAGGGCCAGACCTACCAGGACGTGACCGCCCTGCGTGACCCGCTGGCGGGGCTGATGACAGAAAAGACGCAGGAAGACACCGAGGAGGGCGAATAATACATGCCTACCCTTGCACGTGCATCCCCTGAGCGGGAGTTGCAACGCCTGATCCGGCTTTATCTCAAGGCTGAGACCGATATCATCAACGAGATCGGCCGCCTACGCAGCCGGGGGCTTGTGGACTATCACGCCGTGGCCGCGCTGGAACGGGTGCAGGAGATTCTCCGAAAGCTGGAAACGGATGAATGGGAGTATGTGCCCCGCATGGTCGAGGCGCAGTTTTACGTCCATCACCCGGAGGCCCGGGCGATTCCCGGCGAGACTGCGGAAAAGCACCTGCGCGGATACACCAACGCCCAGAGCCTTACCAGCACCCAGACAGATATCGTGCAGAAGCTCACGATGAACCTCATGGGCCAGCTGGTGGACGGGAACTTGACGGTGCTTTCCGCTCTGCAAAGCGCCCTTCTGGGCCGGACTGAGCCGGACGTTTACCGGCGTATCGGTCTGGAGCAGGTGGCGGCACAGCAGGCTGTGGGAAGGGGTGTGAACCAGAGCGTTCCCGCCTTTGTGGATGCTCTGCGCCGGGAGGGCGTGACGGCGTTCACAGACAAGGCGGGACGGAATTGGAGCCTGCACACCTATGCAACGATGGTCTCCCGCACCACGTCCCGGCAGGCTGAAATCCTGTCTGTGGTGACGCAGGACGAGGGGCAGGACTTGTATCAGATCAGCTCCCACGGCACAACCTGTGCCCTCTGCGCTCCGTATGAGGGCCGGGTATACAGCAAGAGCGGTAAAGACCCGCACTTTCCTCCGCTTTCGGATGCGTTCGGCAAAGTAGACCCCGCCGGGCCGGATGACCTGACGAACAGCTGGCTGAACATCCACCCGAACTGCCTGCACGCCCTTCGTCCATGGACACCCGCCGGGCGGACGGAGGAAGAGCTGGAACGGATCAGGCGCTTTTCTGACCCCACAACAAATCCATACAGCCGAGACCCGCGCACCAAGGCACAGATCGAGGCCTACCGCAAAAAGGAGCAGGGCCGCTCCAAGTGGCTGCGGGATTACCGCCAGTGGGAAAATTACCGCACGGCTCTGGGAGACAAGGTGCCCAAGACCTTTGAAACCTTCCAGCGGCACAAGCTGGCAGACGACGAAAAATATCACAAATGGATGAACGCATACAGAAGCGGAGGTGATGCCGATTGATTGCGTACTATGGAAGCAAACTGAGCCCTCACATGACGGAAACGCCGGAGGGCTTTTTAATTTGCCACGATGTCAAAATCGCCCGTACCGGCACGCAAAACTATTTGGCCCGGGAGATCGGGCTGGACGGGATGCCGGAACGTGTTCTTCAGGTGACACGAAGCGCCGAGGACGTGTTTGACCCGGCGGCAATTGCCAGTTTTGAGGGCAAAGATGTCACCAACACCCACCCCTCGGAGATGATTGTGCAGGAAAATCAGGCCGCCTACTCCAAAGGACACGCAGAGAATGTTCGCCGAGTGGGTGATTATCTGGTGGCTGACCTGTACCTGAAAGACCCCACACTGATCTCCGAGGTCAAGAACGGGGCCATGCGGGATGTGTCCTGCGGCTATTACTGCCAGTACGAGGCAGACGGTGCAGGATACCGGCAGACCCATATCAGAGGAAATCACATCGCCATCGTGCCCCGTGGGCGCGCTGGCCGTGATGTCGCAATAAAAGATAGCGCCGCCGAACTTCCGGCGGAGAAAGGCAAGGTAAAACACATGAGCAAGAGCAAGAGTTTGCTGTCTCTGTTCGGTCTGGCTGCAAAGAACGCGGCCCCCGAAGAGCTTGACAGCATGGTGGAGACCGCTGCCGCAGCGCTGGATGCAGCACCCGCCGTTCCGGCGCAGGATGCAGGCCCCGCTAAAGACACAGATCCCACTGACACCCAGAACACCGCGGTTCTGGACGCACTGAACAACCTTTCCGGCAAGCTGGATCAGCTGATCGCTGCCAACACCAAGAAGGCAGAGGACAAAGAGCCGGAAGACCTGGACAAGGTGATCGCTGAAATGTCCGGCGAAAAGTCTGACAAGAAGGAAAAAGACGAGGACGAAAGCGGCTCCACCACTGTTCCTTCCGAGGACGAGTGCGCAAAGCCTGCCGCCAATGACAGCGGCCTGGCTCTGCTGAAAGCCATGCGCCCCATCATCAACAGCGTTCAGGACAAGGCAACCCGTGATGCCCTGTCCAAGACCCTGATCGAGCAGGTCAAGGGCACCAGCTCCGTGGATGCCATCGCAAAGGCTGCGCAGGACAGCGCCGCCGCTGCCGCCAGCGCATCCGGTAAGAACCGGTATGAGCAGTTGTGTCAGGCTTCCCAGTCCGCTTACAACGACCGCAATCCCCACATGAAGAAGGAGGGCTAAATTATGTCCCTGAATACTCAGATTATCGGCAAGACCATGCCCCACGGCTTTGCTGGCACTTATGCCCGTCAGCCGGATATGATCGTCAACACCCGCCCCGTTGGCGGCACCGAAAGCATTCCTTTTGGCACTGCCCTGAAGTATGACAACGGCAAGGTCATCGTGATGGGCGGCACCGGCACTACCGCTGCACAGTTCGCAGGCATTGCGGGCAGTGAAGTCAAGAGCGCCCTGGTCTATCCTGACCAGAACGGCGGAAAATACGCCCCCGGCGAGGCCTGCAGCGTGTTCCAGCGCGGCAGCATCAACGTGCTGTGCCAGCGCGGGACCCCGGCTCTGGGCGGTGACGTTTACGTCCGCATTGCCGAGACCGCTGACTATGCCACCGCACTGGTTGGCGGCTTTGAGGCGGAAGCGGACGGCAAGACCGACGGAAACTCCGTCAAACTCACCAACTGCCAGTGGGGCGGCGCGGCTGATGCCAACGGCGTGGCCGAGCTTGTCATCCTCACCCGTGCAAACGCCTGATAGGAGGGCTTAGACTATGGCAAACTTCCAGAACGTCGGCACCACCAATGCCGGTACTTTCACCGTAAACAACGCCGGTGCTGCACTGCCCGGCGGCACTCCCACCATGGACGCGGCTGCTATCCAGAGCGGCAATGCGTTCCTCACCAGCGAGCTGGAAAAGCGTGACCCGCTGATCCGCAAGCCCCTCACCAGCGTCACCTATCCCCGTGATATCCCCATCGAGGTAGGCGGCGGCTGGGTGGATTACGTCTCTGCCATGTCCGTGGCCTACGGTATGGCAGGCGGCTCCGGCGCTTCTGCCGTCAACGGCGGCGGTTCCAACGGCATCCCTGTGGTGCAGGCCAGCGTGAGCAAGGGTGCATTCAAAGCCCATGTCTTTGCCGCCGCTCTGCGTGTGATGTTTGTGGATATGCAGCGCGCAAACTTTATTGGCCGCAGCCTTGACCAGATGCTGCAGGACGGCATCCGGCTGGCTTATGATAAGCACATGGATCAGAACACCTACATCGGTTTCGACGAGTACGCTACCACCGGCCTGGTCAACAACCCCGATGTCACCAAGACCACTGCCGCAACTTCCGGCACCGGTTCCTCCACCAAGTGGGCGGACAAGACCCCCAAGCAGATTTTGACGGACATCAACAATGCCATCACTGCCGTGTGGGCTGCCAACGAGTACGACGAGGCAGGCATTCCCAACCATATCCTGATCCCCTACGAGCAGTACAGCTACATCACCACCACCATGGTGAGTGACCTGGGCACTGAGACCATCTACGACTTCCTGAAGAAGCACAACGTGGCCGCAAACCACGGCGTGGATCTGGAGATCGTTCCCACCCGCTGGGTCAAGGGCGCTGGTACTTCCGACGGCGACCGCATGGTGGTGTACGTCAACAACCGCCGCTTTGTCAAGGCGGACGAGCTGGTGCCCCTGTCCCGCGTGATGAGCGCCCCCAACGTCACCAATGTCTGCTACGACACCGCCTATATGGCAAACGCATCCGAGGTGCAACTCATGTATCAGACCTCCATGCTGTACGTGGACGGCATTTGATCAGGAGGTGGCAGAAATGGCTTTCGTGCTTTCCAAAGCAAACATCATCCTGCCCAGCGCAGACGGCTCTCAGACCTTCCCGCTCCACCGGGAGCAGCTGGTCGAAGTGCCTGACTGGGCGGCAGAGACGGCCTATTTCAAGGCGCTGGTGGCCGATGGTGACATCGTGCCCACGAACCGCAGTGACAAGGCCGTACAGGATGCCGCAGACAAGCCCGTCCGCAAGAAAAAGACTGTGGACTGGGACAAGCCTGCCGAACCGCAGGAGCCTGCTGACCCGCAGGGAGACTGAGGAGGCTGCCCATGTGCTGGACGATGAAACCGCAGTTTCAGGGCATTCTTGCACAGGCCGCAAATCTGGGGCAGAGCGTGGGCAATTACACCGCAGAGCAGTTCAAGGCGGAATACCCGCAGTTCTGTGACGCGGACGGCAATTGCCACCTGCCGGATGCGCTGCTGGAAGAGATCGTGAAAATGGCAAACGTCAGCATTCAGCCTGATAAATGGCTGGATAGTTGGCATTATGCCGTGGGGCTTTATGTGGCCCACTACGTCACTTTGCAGCTGCGCACCTATGCGGAAAGCACCGCCACCCCGGCGCAGGCGGCAGCGTCCGGCGCTCTGGTGGGTGTGGTGAAGTCTGCCACGCTGGGCGACAGCTCCGTGACCTACGACACCAGCGCCCTGACCGCAGGAACAGAGGACTGGGGCGACCTGAACGCCACCACCTATGGTCAGATGCTGGCAAACCGTGCCCGCTTTATCGGTGCGGCCGGAACTTTTGTGATGTGAGGTGCACCCATGAACTGGAATGACTGGTATACCGACCTGATGGAGATCAGGCGCACGGAAACCGTGAAGGACGGAAGTCTGACCCGCAAGGAACGGAAGGTCGTCCGCTCCGGTGTTCCGTGCCGGGTGTACCGCAGCCAGGACAAGGCCCCGACGATGACCCAGACAGCAGCCAATGTTCAGAAAACGGACAAGCTGGCCTGCGATATCAATGTGGATATCAAGCCCGGTGATGAGCTAGTGATCCACAGAGGGGCGCGGCTGGGGTACGCGCTGCAGGAGACCCGGTATTTTGCCGGGGACCCTGACCTGTACTATGAGCCCTTCGGGGCGGTGCTGCCCGGGCTGGCCCACCAGGAGATCACGCTTCTCAGTCAGGAGCGTGTGAAATGAACCTGCAGGAGTACATCAAGAAGCTGGAAGCGGCGCAGGCCGCTTTTCCCGAAATGCTCGCAGACGTTGCCCGCAATGCCACCCTCCGGGCCGTGGAAGCGGCGCAGGATAAGACCCCGCCCACAACGGACAGCCTGAGCGGCACAAATACCCGCACCGGCGAGCTGAAACAGCACTGGGCAACTGACAGCCTCGCCGAGCCTCGGTTACAGGGTGGAGAGATCGTTACCGAGCTGAACAACAACAAGGAATACGCCTCCTACGTCAACGACGGCCACCGGATGGACAAGCATTTCGTGCCGGGTCTGTACGCAAACCCCTATACCGGAATGCTGGAATACGACCCGGGCCGCCGGGGCGAGGTGGGCATGATGGTGGGCACGAAAACGACCTACGTTGAGGGCCTGCACATGTCCGATGCGGGCATTGAAGCCTATAAGCACACCGTGAAAGTAGAGACAGAAAAAGCCGTGAACAAGCTGGGAGAGATGCTGAAATGAACTTTACCATTACAACGCTGGCCCGGTCTCTTGCGGAGTATCTGGCTCCATTCCTGCCCGGCGTGCAGATGTTGGAAGACCCTGCACAGCAAGGCGTAGAGCCGCCCTGCATGTTTATCCAGCAGCGGGGCAGTGATATCAAGCCTTACCCCGGCGGGCGCTGGCTGCGCACCGTCCGGCTCGACCTGACCTATCTGCTGGACTACAACCTCACAAACCTGCGCCAGCAGTACAACAAAGCCGCTGAAGCGCTCGATTTCTGCATGGAAACCTTCCCGTATTCCGATGGAACAGAAGCGGAAAAGCTCCTGCACACCTACGAGCGCAGCACGGATATTGACGATGACGGTCTGCATTACAAGTTTGAGCTGCGTGTCTTTGTGGAAAAGCCCGTGGACGCTGTGAAAATGCAGACCCAGACCGTAAACCAGAAGGTAGACCAATGAAACAGGACAATACCCAATACAGCCGGGAAGTGCTGCTGAAAGACCCGCGTTTTGCGGGGTATCAGCCGGATTTTCTGGCTGTTGTTTTACACAAACCGTTTTACACCCTCGCAGAGGCTGAGGCCGCTGTGAAAGAATTTTGGAAGGAGTGACACCCTATGGCAGCAGGCGGAACCTGGACTGTACAGAACAAGGTGCGGCCCGGCATTTACTTCAAATTTCGCTCCAAGAACCAGCAGAATCTGACCGTTGGCGACCGCGGCAAGGTCACGATCTGCGAACCCATGAGCTGGGGTCCCGTTGGCAAGGTGATGGAGATCGCCGCCGGAGATGACCTGACCCCTTATACCGGTTACGACATCACAGACGCGCACAATCGCTTTGCATCCATGATCTTCAGCGGCTCCAACCGCACCGCAGCACCCACCAAGCTGCTGCTTTACCGCCCGGCCGCTGCGGACAGCGCAAAGGCCACCGGCGCTATCGCCCCGCTGACGGCTACCGCAAAATATCCCGGCTCCCGGGGCAATGATATCGTTGTGATCGTTACTGCACTGACGGAACCTGTGGGCAGTTTTCAGGTCTCCACGGTCGTTGACGGTGTGGTGAAGGATCAGCAGACTGGAAAGACCGTTGCAGACCTGACCGGCAATGACTGGGTGGATTTCAGCGGCACGGGCACTCTGGCCGCAAATGTCGGCACCCAGCTTTCCGGCGGCAAGGACGGCGAGGTGAACTCGGCCGCATACAGCACCTACCTGACGAACATCGAGCCCTACAACTTCGATTCCATGCTGTACGACGGCGAGGATGCCACCGTAAAGACCGCGATGGAGACCTTTATCAAGCGCGTGAACACCGAAGTGGGCCGCTTCTCTCAGCTGGTGGAAGCCAATGCCACCAACCCTGACACCCGCTTTATCGTCAACGTGTGCAGCGGTCTGGTAATGAACGATGGAACCACCCTGACACCGAAGGAAGCCGTCTGGTGGGTCGGCGGTGCGCTTTCCGGCGCAACCTACGCCAACGACCTGACGAATGCCGCCGTTCCCAACGCGGTGGACGTTTCCCCCAAGATGACCCACAACCAGTATGTGGATGCCATCAATGCGGGCAAGTTCGTGTTCAACGCCGATGACGGCACTGTCCGGGTGGAATACGACATCAACTCTCTGGTGACCTATACCAGCGAGATCGGCGAGGTGTACCGCTACAACCGCACCATGCGGCTGTGCAACACCATTGCCAACGACCTGTACAAGCAGTTTGCCCAGAGCTATGTGGGCATTGTGGACAACACCGAGGACGGCCGCCGCCAGTACAAGAGCGCTATCGTCAAGTATCTGGATCAGATCCAGGCATCCGGCGGCATCCAGAACTTTAACGGTGAGACCGATGTCATTGTGGAAGCGGGCGAGGCAAAGGATGCCGTGCTCATCACTCTGGCCATCGAGGCCGTGGGCAGCACCAACAAGATCTATATCACTCTGGATGTGGCGTAAGGAGGAACAAAGATGAGTTATTTAATGGCTCAGGACACCCTGAACGGTGCGGAGGGCAAAATCACCATCACCCGGAACGGCCGCATTCTGGAAGCCGCAGGTATGCGGAACATCAAGACCATCGCGGGCATTCAGACTTCGGACATGAAGACCATCGGCACCCGCAAGGTGCAGAAAAAGGCAAACGGTGTCACTCAGACCGGCACCGGAAACGTCTATTTCGGTTCCAACGGCTCCAACCTGTTCACCGATATGGTGCTGAACTACATCGAGAACGGCGTTCAGGACATGTTTGACATCACCATCACCAACCAGGACCCCACGTCCAGCGTTGGCGCGCAGGTAATGGGCTACTATGGCTGTGTGCTGACCGGTGATATCCCGCTGTCCATTCTGGACGACGAGGAGGCCATGCTGAACTACGATTTCAATTTCAGCTATACCAGCGTCAAGCGTCTGGAAGCATTCAAAGACCCTGCCAATCTGGGCAGCAACTGATTTTAGGAGGTATTTTTTATGAGCGCACTTTCTGCATTTCTGCATCCCGCTGTGACCCGCGAAGAAAAAGAGGTCATCATCTCCAAGCGCTTTCTGGGTGAGGACGGCAAACCTGTCCCCTTTAAGATCCGCTCCCTGACCCAAGAGGAGAACGCTGCCATCATCAGGGTATCCACCCGGATGAAAATTGTGAACGGCCAGTTGCATGAATCCATTGATGCCAACGAGCTGAGTGCCCGCACCATCGTGGAAGCTACTGTTTTCCCTGATTTCCGCAGCGCGGAGCTGTGTGAGAAATACGGCACCAAAGACCCGGTTCAGGTTCCCGGCAAGATGCTTCTGGCCGGTGAGTTTGGCCGCCTGATCGATGCCGTGAGCAAGCTCTCCGGCTTTGACAAGAGCCTGGACGAAGAGGCAAAAAACTGATCTCCGGGGGCAGCTGGGATATCGACGTGCTGGTGGCATACTACTGCTTCGATAACCTCAGCTGGTCCCCGGGCAAGTACGATGCCCTGCCGGTGCGTGAAAAGGCACTGGTGAGGGCTTTTGCTTTGCGCTCCATGGAAAAGCGCAGAGAAGAGACCCAGCGGATGAAGGAGGCGTGACGAAATGGCTAAAATTCAGGAAACGCTTGTCCTTCAGGATCGGTTTTCCTCTTCCTTTGGTGCATACATTCAGGCCGCACAGAGAGCATCAAGCTCTACCACAGCGGCACAGACTGCGGCCCGGAACTATCAGTCTGTTCTGAACAGCGTTTCCCGGCAGCTGATCTCTGCGAATGCAAAGTTTGAATCGTATGTGGCACAGCAGGAAGAAATGGTAGCCGCTGGGCAGCAGAACACAGAAGGGTTCAAAAAGCTGGACACCCAAACCGAGAAGCTGGGCGCAACTATCCGAGGACTGGAAGCGCAGCAGCAGACCCTGACCCAATCCATGAAAGCAGCTGAAAACGCTGCCAGTGTGGCGGCATCGGCCAAAGATGAGGCGGCAGCAGCTACAAAGCGGCTGCAGGAGCAGGAAAATATGGCGCAAAGCGTCACCAACTCCCTGACATCTTCGGTTCTCCGGCTGGCCGCGTCCTATATCAGCATTCAGGGCCTGAAAAAGGCCGTTGACCTGTCTGACAGCTTGGTCTCCATGCGCGCCCGTCTCGACCGCATGAACGACGGTCTGCAAACCACGCAGGAACTGGAAACAATGATCTACCAGTCCGCCCAGCGCTCCCGGGGCAGCTTCACCGACACGATGGGGCTGGTCTCCCAGCTGGGCACGATGGCCGGGGATGCGTTCAACAGTTCTAAAGAGATCGTGCAGTTCGCAGAGCAGCTGAACAAGCAGCTGGCCCTTTCCGGCGCGTCCGGTTCGTCTGCGCAGGCCGCGATCCTTCAGCTGGAACAGGGACTTGCATCTGGCGTGCTGCGCGGCGACGAGCTGAACAGCGTGATGGAGCAGGCTCCTGCCCTCGCAAAGTCCATTGCAGACTATATGCACGTCAGCGTGGGTGAGCTGCGCGAGATGGGCTCTCAGGGACAGATCACTGCCGACATCGTGAAGAATGCGCTGTTCGCTGCGGCCAAGGACAAGAATGCGGAGTTTGAAAAGACCCCCATGACCTGGGCACAGGTCTGGACGGTGGCAAGCAATACCGCCGTTCGGGCGCTTGACCCGCTGCTGACGGCCATCAACTGGGTGGCCAATAACATGGAAAGCATCGCCCCGGCGGCGCTGGCTTTTGCAGCGGCACTTGGCGTTGTTACAATTGCGGCAAATGCAAGTAAAATTGCAACACTTGCCGCATTTGCGGTTCCGCTTGGAATTGCTGCACTTCTTGCTCCTGTTATTTTGGGCCTTGCAAGTGCATTCGTTCGATATGCTGGAAGCGCAAGGGCAGCGGCGGGAATAGTCGCCGGTTCCTTGGCAGAAGCTGGAGCATTTATTTTTAACTCCGTTCTGCTCCCAATGCAAAATGCATTTGCGGCAGTCGCTAACTTTCTGGCGAATGTGTTCAACAACCCGATTGCAACGATTAAGATTGCGTTCTATGACCTGTGTATCAATGTGATGAACGCATTGAAGGGAATTCTTCAGGCCGCACAAGGCGTGGTGAACCTTCTGCCGGGCGTTGATGTTGATTGGGTGACCCGTGCGGATAACACAATTTCACAGTTTCAAAACGCCCGCAAGTGGGAAGTTTGGACGAACGACTATAAGGAAGTCGTTAAACCGTGGACAGCAAAAGACCTCGATTCCGCTTATGCAAGCGGATATAAGTGGGGCTCAAATCTGGGTGCTTCCAGCATGTTTGGAAGCACAGGAACGGGAAATTTGGAAATTCCGCAAGCTACAAGCGCCAATGAGTTGCTGGGCAACATCGACAAGAACACCGGCAAGATCGCAAAAACCGTTGACCTGTCCGATGAGCAGATCAAGATGCTGGTTGATGTGGCAGAGCGCAAGTACGTCAATAACGTCAACCTGACAAGCCAGACCCCCATGATCACTGTGCAGGGGCAGAACACCGGCAACACCGAAAAGGATGCCCGAAATCTGGCAGACACCCTGCGGGACCTTCTGTTGGATCTGATGAACGCAGGCAGCACCGTCACCGTGCAGTAAGGAGAAAGAGATGTCCTTGTACAAACTTTATTTTTCCAGCGGCGCAACGGTGATTGCTCTACCCGTCAACCCGGAAAAGCTGCCGGAGACCCTTTCTGCCGACAACGGAACTTATAACGTGCTGGGCCTTGGCCCTATCATGCAGCCCCGCACGCCGAACCTGCGCACCGTGTCCATTTCGGGCCTGCTGCCCGGTCGGCGGCTGCCGGGCCAGACCGGCATTCATCTGCCCCCGGCGGTGTATATGGCGTTCTTCACCACCGCCATGAAGAAAAAGTCCCCCATCGTCTACACGCCCGTCCGGTTCTATGAGAACGGCGTACCGTTCCTGGGGCCGAGCCTGGGCTTTCGGTGCCTCGTTACCAGCTTCAAGGCAGAGGAGCGCGGCGCGGAGACGGGGGACTTCTATTTTGACCTGAGCCTGACCGAGTACAAAGATTACTCCCCGCAGAGGGCTGTTGTGCAGGGCGCTGGCCAGACCGGAACCTTTTCCCCGTCCAGCATTATCTCTGACGTGGCCAACGTGGCCGCACGGGCTGTTTCGGCAGTCACGGCGGTAAACACTGCAGCAGATGCGGCGGGCTCTGTAAAACTCTCTCTGACCCCCACCAGGAGCACCCCCGCAGACAAGCTTGTTGTGGGGGCCAGACGGAAAGCCACCGGGAAAGTCTACGGCACCGGCAGCGGGGAAGAAGTTCTGACCAGCATCCATGGCCAGATCGTTGTGGTGCGGCGCATTATCGACCGCGCCCGGCCTTGCCCCGTCTGCGTGGCAGACACCGGCGGCACTGTGCTGGGCTGGATGCCGGAGAACAGCTTGCAGGAGGTAGAAGGGTGACATACGAATTTTTGGCCGCACAGAAAGCAACCGGAAACACTTTGAAACTGCGGCCTACACAAGTGGTATGGACTACTCAGCGCACCGGTCAGCCGGGCAAGCTGACCTTTACCTATCTTCGCACCCCGGAATCCAAGCTGGAAGAGGGTGACGTGATCCGCTTTTCTGTGAATGGTCAGCTGCAGTTTTACGGCTGGGTGTTTACCCGTGGCTTTGACCGCTGGGGGCCGGTGGACGTGGTCTGCTATGACCGCATCCGGTATCTCAAGGCAAACGCCAGCTATTCGTTCTATGGCCAGAGCGCCGGGGACATCATCAAGCAGATCGCGGAGGACTTTGAGCTGGACGTTGGCGAGCTGGCCGACACCGGCTATAAGCTGCCCTCCCTCATCATGCAGGACAAAAGCTGCATCGACATCATCAACACCGCGGTACAAAAGACCCTGCTCAACACCGGCAAGGTCTATGTGTTTTACGATTCCGGTGACGGACTGGCCCTCAAGGAGGCCAACGACCTGAAAACCGATATCGTCATCGGTGATTACAGCCTGATGACGAATTACACCTTCGATTCCTCCATCGACACCCAGACCTACAACAGCATCAAGCTGGCCCGGCCCAATCAGAAGACGGGCAAAGCTGACGTTTTCGTGATGAAGGATTCGGAACACATCGGAAAGTGGGGCCTTTTGCAGCTGTACCAGACCGTGGATGAGGCCGCCAACGACGCTCAGGTAAAGGAACAGGCGAAAGTGAGCCTGGAGTATTACAACCGGGTATTGCAGCAGCTCAAGTTCTCTTCTCTGGGTGTGCCGGGCCTGCGGGCTGGGGCGCTGATTCTGGTGAACCTGTCCGATCTGGACGGCGAACCGTTCAAACAGTATGTCATGCTGGAAAAGGTGGAGCACACCTTCAAAAATGACGAACACACCATGGAACTGGAAGCAAAAGCACTGTAAGGAGGGAGAAGCGTGGATTTACTGGGAGTATTGCAGGAGATCAACCGGCAGACCAACGATGCCGGGCAGCCCACAGACCTGCAGATCGGCACAGTGACAAAAGCCCCACCGGATGATGAGCTGGAGATCCAGATCAGTGAAGCAATGGCCCCACTGAAGCAGGCCGTGCTTTACCTGGCAGAGCCTGTCATTGAAAAGAAAATTCCCATTCTGCGCCACCGGCACGAGATCAAGATCCTGCTGCACAAGCACGCAACACCATCCGGCCCCAGCGAGGACGCGTTTACGGCTCCGCCCTACTTCACGGAGTGGTCAGCCCTGCCGGATGGATTTGATGCAGAAGTGCAGGCAGAAAATTTTGTGGGCTGGGAAAACGGAGCTGCGCTGCCTTTGAGCAAGGACAAAAAGTACATCATCCTGAACCCGGCCCTGAAAGTCGGGGACAAGGTGCTGCTGCTCCGCGTTCAGAGCGGCCAGAAATTCATTGTGCTTTCCCGAGTATACGGAGGTGATTCGTAATGGCTACGCTTCCTACAGGATCGTCCATCGACCTTTCCGGCGGTGTGGAGTACGTTTCTCAGCCGTCCAGAACCTGGTTTATTGACCAGATATCTGGCCGCATCACCGGGGAATGTGATGGGTATGAGGCCGTAAAACAGGCCGTGACCATCATTCTGAACGTGGAACGTTATCGCTGGCAGATCTTCCGCTCTTACAGCGGCATGGAGTGGGAGGGGCTGCTGGGGCAGGACTCGGGCTATGTGGCGGCAGAATTGCAGCGCCGCCTGGAAGAGGCCCTGACCGTGGACGACCGGGTGACCGGCGTGAAGGACTTCTCTTACACGGTGCAGGGACAGGCCCTGACAGCATCCTTTACTGTCTCCACGATCTACGGCGAAATGCAGGCAAGCACGGAGGTGAACACCGCAGCATGATCGATTTTTCTACCGCACAGTACCGGGCCATTCTGGACTATATGCTGTCTCAGATCCCGGACGACTACGACAAGCGGGACACAAGCCCCATCCCAACGGCTCTTTCTCCCGCCGCCTATGTCTTTGAGGGGTTCTTCCTTTCCCTGAACATGGTGCAGCGGCAGGCGTTTTTCCAGACGGCCACCGGCAGAGCTCTGGATCTGCTGGCCCCCATTGCCGGCGTTACCCGCAAGCAGGCCACGGCGGCGGTACGAAAAGGCGAGTTCAATATTGATATCCCGCTGGGCAGCCGGTTCTCTACCATCAACGGCGCGGACAGCATCAATTTCATTGCACTGTCCGCCTTGGGTTCCGGGCACACCTACCGCCTTCTGGCAGAAACGCCCGGCACAATCGGCAACGACTACACCGGCCCTATCCTCCCCATCGACACCATTCAGGGCCTGACTTCTGCCCGGATCTCGGATATCCTGACACCAGGAGACGAGACCGAGACCGATGACGAATTCCGCGTCCGCATCGAGGCGGCGATGAACAGCCGCTCCTTTGGCGGCAATGTGGCGCAGTACAAGGAGGAAATCGAGAAGCTGGACGGCGTGGGCGCTGTTCAGGTGTACCCGACATGGAGAGGCGGCGGCACGGTGCTCTGCTCCGTTCTGGGTGCGGACTGGCTGCCTGCATCCACCGACCTTGTGCAGACCATTCAGAACACCATCGACCCGGTGCCGTACTCCGGGCAGGGGCTCGGTCTTGCGCCCATCGGTGCAAAGGTAACGATCACGGCCCCAGAGAAGCTGGAAGTTTCGGTCACCGCATCGGTGACGCTCCTGCCCAGCTACTCGCTGGATACAGTTCGCACCGCGGTACGGGAGGCGCTGGAGGCGTATCTGCTCAATGTACGAAAAAGCTGGGCGACCAATACCGGCAAGACCGGCATTGAGTACAGCGCCAACGTCTACACGGCCCGCGTATCTGCGGCCATCATCACGGCAGAGGGCGTGGTAAACGTGACAAACGTCCAGCTGAACGGAGCAGCGGACGATTTGATTCTGACAGAAACCGGCGCACAGCAGCAGGTTCCTGTGGTTGGGACGGTGACGCTGCATGAAGCTTGATCTCTCGCATGACCTGCTGCCGCTGCTGCCGCCCATCTACCGGGAAGTGCAGGATTACCAGCAGATCTGTGATGCCGAAAAGGCAGAATTTGACCTGATGGCCAACTCTGTGGAAGGGATTCAGAATAACTTCTTTTTCCAGACCATGGACGAGGATTCCGTTGCACAGTGGGAAAAGGTGTTTCACATCGTGGCTGTCCCGGAAAAGGAATCTCTGGCGTTCCGCAGGCAGCGTGTAATGACCCGCATTGCAACCCGTCCGCCCTACACACTTGGGTTTCTGTATCAGAAGCTGGATGAGCTGATTGGTGCAGGTGAATGGACGTGCTCCATCACATACCCGCTCTACGAGCTGAGGCTTGCGACGAGCGCAAAGAGCCAGTCGTACTACGACGAGGTGACGCACCTGATCAACCAGATCAAACCCGCTCACATCGTCTTTATCAGTATGCCGTACCTCAAGACCGGGATCCTGATCACAGAGCAGGTCGAGGTGCAGAAATACGATTATCAGTACCGCCTGGGCGGCTGGGCCCTTGGGAAAAAGCCGTTTGCCGAACTCGGAGGATGGACAACCGCAAAGGCTGCTGCATCGCCGACACTGACGCAGACGATTCTTCTGGACGTGGCCAACAAGGCGGCAGAGCTTGCCACGACGGCACGGCTCAACCGCGCAACGACCGTGAAGCCACTGAAAAGCGTCATTGCATCTGCGACACTGCAGGTGGGTTCTGAAACGTTGATGATCGCGGGTGAGAACCTGAAGCTGGAAGCATCCATTGAACCGGAGGCAGGCAATTCAACCGTCAACCACTATGAGCTCCTGAACGATGCGGGAGAAACGCTGTACGCATCGGACTGCTATTTCGGCATTACCGAAAAAACGGACGTGGACGTAAATCTATCCATTCTGGAGGGCGCGGACACCGTGCTGGCAAGCGGAAGCCGGTATCACTATCTTCTGGGCAGCTGGCTTTTGGGTAAAGATGCCTTTGCGTCACCGGGACAAAATAATTTTGCCCCGGTGACGACTGCCGTGCCCGCTTCCGCATCTGTGACCCCGCTGTTCCTGGCAAGCCTTGCCTCGTACCTGGCGGATCACATCAACATGGTGCGGCTGAACGGCGATTATACCGTTCCGAACCTCGCAAAGAGCCTTTCCGGTGCGGCAGTCACGCTGCAGTATGAGCTTCTGCCATCGGAAAAGATCACAAAAATCTCTGCCATCTCCGCACAAGATGCGTTCGGAGCCGCCCTTACACAGGACGATGTTAGCATCGAAACCACGTCCAGAACAAAGTTCAAACACACCATTATCTTCAAGGAGGGAACATTGCTTTATGGCGGATGATATCCTGAAAAACATTCCTCTTCCCGCTGATCTCCCGGAAAATTGGACATCCGGCCAGATCATCGCCCCGACCGGCGCAGAAGCTGGCCTGGACAACCAGCACGGGTACAACTACCTGATGAGGCAGGTCAACAACGCACAGAAGGCAGCAACGGCGCTGAATGATGGCAAGCTCTCCCTTTCCGGCGGTACCATGACCGGGCCGCTGATTCTCCCCGGTAGGCTGACCGCTCTTGGCTATGCAAACAATGCGGGAAACCGCAACGCCATGCCGCCCCGTGACCGCAGCCTCGGTGCTCCCACCACGGAGCATTTCGAGATGATCGCAAGTGACAAGTACAACGAGCTGTTCCTCGGCGACTACTGGACGGTGGATGGCGTGGACTGGGTCATCGGCGATTTCAAGTTTTGGCATAACACTGGCGATACGGTTTGCACGAAGCCCCATGTTGCTGCGTTCCCCCGAAACAACCTGTACACCTACAAGTTCAATCCGACCAACACGATCGAGGGCGGCTATGTTGGCTCTGACCTGTACAAGAACGGCCTGACGCAGGCAAAGCAGATGGTCACTGCTGCGTTTGGCTCCGCGCACATCCTGAACCACCGTGAACTTCTGGTGAATGCCGTTACCAACGGCAATCCGACAGGCACGGACTGGTACGATTCGACCGTTGAGCTAATGAACGAGAACATGGTCTATGGCGGGCGGCAATTCTCGCCCATGCCGGACGGCGCAACTGAACCAGGGGATACCTGCCGTAACTATACCGTTGACAAGAGCCAACTGTCCCTGTTCCGCTACGAGCCGTGGATGATCTGTAACCGTGTCTGGTATTGGCTGCGAGATGTCGTCTCGGCAACCTCTTTCGCGGGTGTCAACAGCTACGGCGCTGCGGACTGCGCCGGTGCCAGCAACGCCCTTGGCGTTCGTCCCGTCATCGGTATCTGCTGATAAGGGGAAAGGAGGGAAAAAGATGAAAACGTACACTATTACCTTTGCCGATGGGGCAAAGCTCGAAAACCTGACTTTGAACACAGGAGCCAACACGTTCCATAGTGCATCCGAGATAACCCCGGAAATGTTTGACGGCAAGCTGTCTGAGGTGCATATCTCTGCCAGCGATGGCGATATGACCGACTGTGCTTACCCGGACACCCTGCACGATGCAGAGCTTGTGCAGATTATGCAGCCCACTGATACCCCGGACGGAACGTGTCAGTTTATCTTACGGGAGATTCCAGAGGACGAAGTCGCTAAAGCCAAAGCAGAAAAACGCTTTACTTCGTTGGAAGCGGCAAACGACGACCTTGTGCTGATGATGGCCGATTTGATTGGAGGCTAAAACTATGAAAACTTTGAACAGCGACTTGAAACTCCGCATCATGGTGCGGGCATTCCGCATCCGGCTGGCTGCCGGAGAAACCTTTGAGGATATCGCGGCGGATTACCCCGCCCTGACCGCTGACGACCTGGAAGCTATCAAAGAAGCCCTTGGGCAGTAAGGCGGCGCGGAATGAAAACACTTTTTGATTTTATCTCCAAGCTTCTGGCGGCCCTCTCCCACGCTGCCGGTGACAGCGCCGACAAGGAAGAACCTGCTCCTGCACCGGACGTGCCCACTGTGGACACCGTGACCGGGTGGGCAGGTGAGCCACCCTACCGCTATCTCGACGTGAGTCGGTGGCAGGGAAAAATCAAAATGGAGGGCTGGGCGCAGGTAAAAGCGGCAGGCT